TGTACGGCATTACCGGCACCGCCCGCGCGGTGGACTTCGTGCTGGGCGATCCCAACGCGCGCGCCAATTATCTGAATGAAAACGAGGTCGCCACCATTATTCAGAAAGACGGCTACCGGCTCTGGGGCAACCGCACGTGTTCCAGCGACCCGAAGTGGGCGTTCTTGTCGGTACGCCGCACCGCCGACATGATTAACGAAAGTCTGCTGCGCGCGCACATGTGGGCGGTAGACCGCAACATCACCAAGACCTACGTCAAGGATGTCATTGAAGGCGTCGAAGCCTACCTGCGGCACCTGACCGCCATCGGCGCAATCCTGGGCGGCAGCTGCTGGGCCGATGCGCAACTGAATACCCCTGACCAGATTGCCCAGGGCAAGGTGTATTTCGACTTTGACTTCACGCCGCCGTATCCGGCCGAGCACATCACCTTCCGTTCGCGCCTGGTCAACGACTACATCGAAGAAGTCTTCAGCAACATCGGCGCGGCGTAATCGCACAGACCACAAAAGGAATCCAACATGATTGCAGACATTCTGTACGACCTGAACCTGTTTGTGGATGGTCGCGGCTACGCGGGCCGCATCAAAGAACTGAAGCTGCCCATCATCAAACCCAAGTTGATGGGCTATCAGGCGGGCGGCATGGCCGCCGAGGTGGACGTGCCGATGGGGCGCTTTGAAAAGCTCGAATCCGAAGCCACCCTGCACGCCTTCGACAAAGACGTATTGGGCCTGATGCGCGTGCTGCCCGGCGAGCAGTTTGCCTTTACCGCGCGCGGGGCCAAGGTGTCCGATGACGGCAGCAAAAAAGGCGTCATCGTCACCATGCGCGGCTTGCTCACCAGCGTGGACATGGACACCTGGAAGCCGGGCGAGGAAATGCCGCTGAAACTGACCATGAGCCTGCGCTACTACAAACTGGAAGATGATGGCGTGGTGGTCTATGAAATCGACCCGGTGAATTACAAGGCCGTCATCAACGGCAGCGACCAACTGGAAACCACCCGCCAGCATCTGGCGATTTGAGGAGACGTGCCATGACTGTGAAAACCTACCGCGCGACTGCATCGTTCAGCCTGGGCAATACCCATCATGATAAAGGTGTCCTGTTGCACCTGACCGATGCGCAGGCGGCCAACATGTTGCATTGCGAACTGATCGCCCTTGAAACCGCAGACCAGACAGGAGATATGAACATGAAGACTTACCGCGTCATCCGCACCTTTACCCAGGGCAATACCCGGCACGAGCAGGACAGCGTGCTGAAACTGACCGGCCATCAGGCCATCTATCTGCTGGAAGGCGGATTCATCGAACCTGAACCTGAACCGGATGCCCCGCAGCCCGCTGGCAAATCCGGCACCAAGGGAGGCAAACCGGCATGAGCGCGGTGACATCGCCCCGTGAAAAGGTGGCACTGCAATATCCCCTCGATGTGGACGGCGTCCCCGTTTCCGCGCTGTATCTGCGCCCGGCCAAGGTGCGCGACCGGCTGACGGCGGAAAAAATGGGCAAGACTGCGGCGGAACAGGAAATCGCCCTGATCGCGCTCCTGGCCGATGTCACGCCCGACACCGTGCACGAACTGGACATGCGTGATTATGGCGCGGTGCAACAGGTGCTGTCCGGTTTTTTTTGATCAGCGTGCGCGATCTTTGGCGGCTGTGCGGCCATCTTGCGGCAACCACGGGCTTTTCGTGCGCAGAAATTCAGAATATGGATCTGGAGGAAGCGATTCAGTGGGCCAATGCCGTATCAGAATGCCGTAAAACCAGATATCCATAGGTTCAAGGGATTCATAGTATTCAGATCGCACTTTGGAGGCCAGATACCCCCAAAACAGACCTGCGTACCATGAACTGGCCCCCATCCATGTTGCGAGCACATACGCCACTGTCAGCACCAAAGCCCATGAGGGGATTTCCGAACAGGCCGACATCAGCCATTCATGCCGGTAGCGCGTCGGTGGCGGGGCACGCCATGACGCATAGTCGGGGATTGGATGGCCTGGACGCCAAGGGGTGCGGTCAGTCGTCATGGTGATCAACTTGAGGTAAACAATGGAAGCCCTGGCAGTCAAAATCGGGATTGGCGCGGTACTGAACGGAACATTTGAACGTGCCGTCGCCACTGCGCCCAAAAAACTTGCCAGAATCGGCGAGGCCGTTGCATTGTTGGACAGGAAAGGACGCAATGTCAACCTGTTGAAGGAGACTTCGGTCAACCTGAAACAAAGCCAGACCGATCTTGAAGGCGTCCGCCAGCGATTGGAACAGGTGAAAACCTCCATGCAGGGCGCGTCCGGCAAGCGGCTGGACTATCTGCGCGAGCGTGCCAAAGGGCTTGAAAGCCAGCACAAAACCCTGTCCAGGGAAGTGGAGCGCGGACGCCAGCAGATGCGCAAGGCCGGTACCGCGTATCGTGACACCGCCCGCGAGATCGAAGCCAAGAAAGAAAGCATTAACCGGCTGGGGGGCTCATTGGAACGGGTGCGCGCCAAGGAAGTCCGCCTGCAATCGGCAATGGAGGCCCGCGAGCGTGCACAAAGCCGGTTCAGTTCCGCCCGTGCCGGGCTGATTGCACCGGTCGCCATGTTGACCGGGCTGGGCATGGCGCTCAAGGGTGCGGGTGAGTTCCAGAGCGTCTTGACCGATATCGGTATCACCGCCGATCTTTCCCGCGAGCGCATGGCACAGATCGGCGATACCCTGGGACAACTGGCCGCAAAAACCGGACAGACCCGTGAAGAGATGGCCGAAGGCTTCAATGTCATGGTCACGGCGGGCATGGACGCGGACCGCGTGGAACAGGTGATCGAAGCTGTGGGGTTGACCGCGACCGCTGCCGGGGCTGAAATCGGCGAGGTCGCCAGAACCATGTACGCCAATATCAACAACCTCAAACTTGATCCCACAGACGCGCTCAAGTCCATGGACATGCTGGTCGCAGCGGGCAAGGCGGGCAGTTTTGAACTCAAGGACATGGCAAAGTACTTTCCGGCCATGACCGCCGGGGCCAGCAAGCTGGGCATGACCGGCACCAAGGCCGTAGCGACCCTGGGCGCGGCCCTGCAGGTGGCGATGGATGGCGCGGCAGACCCGTCACAGGCGGCGACCAACATGGAAAACTTCATGAACAACCTGGTCGCTCCGGAAACGGTCAAGCGCTTTGAAAATGCGGGCATCAATCTGGAGGCCAAATTCAAGGAATGGCAGGCGCACGGACAGGACCCGATTGAAGAGGCGATGAAGCTGATTCAAGAAACCACCGGTGGGGACCCGTTCCGCATTGGCGAGCTGTTCGGCAACAAGCGCGTATTGAGTTTTATCCAGCCGATGATCGCCGGGCTGGAAAAATACCGTGATATCCGCGCCGAGGTCGCCGCCGCTGAAAACATGGTCTCCGAAGATGCGCGCAGGCGGATGCAGGAAGACCCGGCGTATGCGTTCAAACGGATGGGCGATGCGCTCAAACAGTTGCGCGATGGTGCCATTGCCCCGCTGTTGGCCCCGATGGGCAATCTGTTTTCCAACATCATCAAGATCATTACCCCGGTGACGGTCTGGATGCGTGCCAATCAGGCACTTGTCGCCAGCATCGGGAAAGCGTTCGCAACCTTGATCGGCGGCAAACTGGCGTTTTCCACGGTGATCTTTGGCATCACTGCGGTGGCGCGCGCCTGGCGGGTCTTGAATCTGGCCTTTATTTCCAGCCCGATCGGTCTGGCCATCGCGGCTGTGGCGTTTGGTGCGGCCCTGATCTGGCAGAACTGGGAGCATATCGGGCCGCTGTTTTCCCGGATGTGGGGGGCATCAAAACCGCCGCCGTGGCCGCGTGGGGGGGGATCCGTGATTCGGCGGGCGCGGTCTGGGACTTTTACAAACGCGCATGGGCGGGCACTGCCGCGTTTTTCGGCGGAATATGGGACACGGTGAAAACCGCGTTTTCCGGCGGCATTGCCGGGATCGGGGCAATGCTGCTGGACTGGTCGCCGCTGGGGCTTGTGTACAAGGCCATCTCGGCCGGGTTGGGCAAACTGGGCATTGAACTGCCCGGAAGTTTCAGCGATCTGGGCAAGATGATGATGTCGGGGCTGGTCAAGGGCATCAAGAGCATGTTCGGGGCCGTCGGCGATGCGGTGCGCGGCATTGCGGACAAGACCGTCGGCTGGTTTAAAAACGTGCTGGGCATCAACTCGCCATCAAAGGTATTCATCGGGCTGGGGGCAGGCGTGGGCGAAGGCGCGGCAATGGGCATCGGGCGCATGACGCGCACAGTGGGACACGCCAGCGCGGCCCTGGGCACGGCGGCGGCGCTGGCCTTCGCCCCGTCCATGACAGCGTCATTGCCTGCCGTTGGTGCGTCCGTGGCCGTGGAGACATCCGCCCCGGCGTCGGCGTCGGAGTCGGCGGCGGTGCCGGGCCGCTCCGCCCCGGAAGTCCGGGCGCTTCCGGGTGCACCTGTTCCGCCCCCCGCCGCCGCCCCGGCAG